TGAACATGGAAAGTTTATTTTCAATTTAAAAGGTGATTTAGAACAAAGTGAAATAGTTTTTAAAAGAATCGATTTATTAGCGATGCTTTTTGTTGGGGAAGTTGCTGCAAATCTTAACGATGATGAATTAGAAAGTAAAGTAAATGGTGTTTTTAATGAATTTAAAGAATCGAGTGCATTTAATAATATGTAGACGAACTCATAAAAAGAAGACTACCTTACGAGGCAGTTCTCTTTTTGTTTGTTAAAAAAACGGCAAAAATTTTGAAATTAATTTAAAAAAGCTTTGAGTCACTCCTCTTTTTTTGAGTTATTATGGAAAAAGAAGGGAGGTGATAGCATGACTGAAGAAGAAAGAAGAGATTGGTTGCAACAAGTTTTTAAATTAGAAGAACTAACGTACATGCTATATTCACATTCGAGTGATGCCATGAAGTCATTGGAAAATTACGAAGGTGACAACAGGTATGTTATATCGTTAGGGTTTTATCAGATGGCGCATCAAACATTTTTAGCTATATTTGAATTATATAGAAATAATGATGTTCTGGAGCGTGGTGAATACGATCAGCTAATTGAGGCTTACCAATCTTTTGAAAGAAACCTAACCGAATTGATTAGAGAGAAAGATACGAACTCATCGTGGTTGCAAACCCAATATGAATCATATAAAGATGCTCATGGTGTATACGTTAAAATGGTCCAAGATCTAAGAATTAACAGATAGTAAAAACTGGACATGCTGCCATCTAGGCAGCTTTTTTATTATTAAATATAAGGGGGCAGGGGTGTATGTAGATGAACTGGGAAGAGATAAGAGAAGAATACGAGACAACCACCATCACCTTAAAAGCATTAGCTGAAAAGCATGGAGCGAAGCTAGGGACGCTCAAGAGTAGGAAGAGTCGTGAGGGTTGGGAAAGGGATGCAACCAAGGGGGAGGATGCAACTAAGGTTGCAACCAATCGAATTAGGGATGCAACCCCTAAGGAATCTAAGCAGTCCAAGAAAAAGAGGAGTGGCAACCCTAACCCACAAAATCAATTTACCGAACGGAACAGCGCCGCGCTAAAGCACGGGCTTTTTTCTCGTTATATGCCAAAAGAAACATTGGAGATCATCGGCATGCTTGAAGATGCAAACCCTGTTGATCTCTTATGGGATCAGATACAAATACAATACGCTGCAATTTTGCGTTCTCAAAAGATTATGTGGGTGAATGATGCTAATGATTCTACAAAAGCGCTCACGAAAGTAAAGGGTGGCTTGAAAGTTGATTCAGAAGGTAACTTGGTAAAGGTTGCTTTTGCAGAAGAACTTCAATACGACAATCAATATGCGTGGGATAAGCAAGCGAACTTTTTGAGCGCGCAATCAAGGGCGATAGCAGAATTGCGCTCATCCATTAAACAGTTTAACGACATGGCGCACGAAGATGATACTCGCAGACTCAAGTTAGAACAGTTGCAGCTTAACGTTAACAAAACAAAAGCGGAAGTCAGTCTCCTCTCTAATGATGAAGAAGAGTACGAAGATGACGGCTTTATGGATGCGATAAAGGGCGCTAGTGAGCAGGTGTGGAACGATGAAGAAGCTTAAACCTGCGCTGTTTAAATTTAAGCCGTTCAGCACGAAGCAATTCAAGGTATTAACCTGGTGGCATGAAGCATCGCCTTTTAAAGATAACGATGGCATCATATGTGATGGTTCAGTCCGAGCGGGTAAGACGGTTGTGATGTCTCTCTCCTACATTATGTGGGCAATGGAGACATTCAATGAGGAAAACTTAGGTATGTCCGGTAAGACGATAGGAGCGCTTAGACGGAACGTTATCACGCCGTTAAAGCGAATGCTCAAGTCAAGGGGCTATCGCGTTAAGGATCACCGCGCAGACAACTATTTGTCCATTTCATTCAGAGGCAAGACGAATTACTTCTATATCTTTGGTGGTAAGGACGAAAGTAGTCAGGACTTAATCCAAGGTATTACCCTTGCGGGTATGTTCTTTGATGAGGTCGCGCTTATGCCTGAATCATTTGTTAACCAAGCAACCGCGCGTTGTTCGGTGGATGGGTCGAAGATGTGGTATAACTGCAACCCTGCTGGACCGCATCACTGGTTCAAAACGAAGTTTCTTGATCTTAAGCACGAAAAAAGACTGCTACATTTACACTTTACGATGGATGATAACCTTTCGCTCTCAAAAGCGATTAAAGAGCGATACAAGCGGATGTACACGGGCATATTCTATAAGCGCTATATCTTAGGTCTATGGGTACTCGCTGAGGGCGTTATCTATGACATGTTTAATAAAGATGATCACGTCGTACCTACAGAGGAACGGCGCTATTCGCAGTTTTATGTATCGATTGACTACGGAACGCAGAACCCTACGACATTTGGATTGTGGGGCAAGGAAAAGAACACGTGGTATAAGGTGAAAGAATATCACTACGATGGTCGCGAGAAAGGCAAACAGAAGACAGACGTTGAGTATAGCCGTGATCTAAAAGAGTTTACAAGCGGTTATCGCATATCCTCTGTGATTGTCGATCCATCTGCTGCTAGCTTTAAGGCTCAGCTTAAAAGAGATAGCTTTAGGGTGCAAGATGCAAAGAACGATGTAGCAAACGGGATTCAGAACGTAGCAAGCGCGCTGAATCGTATGCTCATTCTCTACAACGATTGTTGCATTGAAACATTTAAGGAGTTCAGCTCCTATACGTGGGATCAGAAAGCGGCTAAACGTGGCGAAGATAAACCAATCAAACAAAACGATCATCACATGGACGGTGATCGTTATTTTGTGAACACCATTATATTTGCAAAGAAAGCAGGGTTAAGTTCAACAAACCCTTGGTAGGAGGTGACACATGGCATTACGAACGTGGGACAAGTTTGACAAGAGCATCATAGAAGAGACGCATGGCAGTATTGAGCGGTATCGGGACCTTTACGAAGGGAATCATATTGAACTGTTCCCTCGCGCTAAACGACTGGTGCAACAAGGCGAGATCACAGACGCAATAGCAGAGGGGAATCATGTAGCACAACAAATACAGACGCCTTATATCATAGCGAATGTGAGTAAGTTGATACCGGAGATACCTGCGGTACTCGTTGCTCGCTCGATTGGTTCTGTTACATCCTCGCTTCTAAGACGACAAGAACAGATCGAAGAGCTGGACGACGAAACGGACAGCATGATAGAGGGACCAGATGACAACTCGTTAAACGCTGAAATACTGGACGCGCAACAAGAGATCATTGAACAGATTGAAAAGAACAGCAAGCTGCGCACCGAGCACTGGACGAACATTGTGCAGCATCAGGTAGATGGTGGCTTAGTTGGTTGTGTATGGATCGATGAACTGGGCCCGCGTATGGAAATGAAACAGCGTGACGTTTATTTCCCGCACGATGACGATTTAGGCGTTGATCTCGTTTATGACCGCAAGATCGATGACGACCGCTTTTTACACGTTTACCGTGAACGAGTGGAGAAAGACGGACTACACACCGAACATCTACTCTTTATGGGTGAGGACAACAGCACTGAGTTTATCCCGGTCGATGAAGAGGAATCGAAACAGCTACTTGGTATGAAGGATCTCAAGAAGGTATATAAAGGGCGTAACCGTCCATTTGTTGTGTATTGGGCAAACGAAAAGACATTCCGTAACCCGCTAGGTCGTAGTTGTCTTAAAGGCATAGAGGGGAAGCAGGATGAGATCAACTGGACATTGACGCGCTCGGCCATAACCTTTGAGCGTAATGGTAAACCTCGTATTGCAGTGAGCGAAGAGGTATTCAGCAGATTGGAAGAGTTAGCGGCTCAACGCTATGGAGAGGATAACCCGGAGAAGAAGATTGATCATCGCGATTTAGAGATAACAACGTTTGATGATAACGGAAAAGCGCTTGAGATCATTCAAATTGATACGAGTAAGATCGGTGACATTGAGACTGTGCGCAACCTTATGCAGATGGTTCTGTCAGAAACGCGTACAAGCTCGAAGGCAATTGATTACTACTTAGGTGAGTCAACTGGTACCGCATCCGCTCAAAGTGGTGTAGCGAAATTCTACGATCTTTTAACATCTATTCTAAAAGCGGAGCAGATTCAAAGCGAGTACATCTACTTCCTTCAACAGCTCTATGAAAACATCTTGTGGCTCATGGCGGAAGAGGACAGCGCAGTTATGATTGAGGAACCGGACATTGCAATTCGCTCTATGATCCCAATTAGCCGCAAGGAATTACTAGAAGAGAACGCGATGGCTTACGAGAAAGGCACACAAAGCCTTGAAACGACCGTAAGGAACTGTAACCCTCTGGCATCAGAAGAATGGATACAGCAAGAGCTAGAGCGCCTAGAAATGGCATCTGAAACGCCTAATACATTCGGTGGTGGCACCTTAGCGAGTTACCTTGATAACCGCGACCAGCCGTTGACGAGCGATGAAGAATGAACATTGACCAACTCCTACGCTACTTCTCAGAAGCATTAGAGGACATCTATCGTAACGTCGGTAGTGTAGAAGGTTTATCGACCGACAGAGGCGCGCAGGAGCTTATACGTTCGATCTCTGACACACTCGATAGTTTAGGTATCGCCATTGAAGAAGTCTTGCCTAACGAAATCTTAGAAGCGTACACGTCTGGTTTGATTACAGGTAATGCGTTGCTACGAGAAGAGGGGTTGGCGGTCGCTGTCATTGCGAAGAGTGACCAAGCGGTTATTCGTCCCATTCTACAGCGCAAGTTACACCGAGAGGCGTTATTTGAGATCACAAACAGTGGATTGGAAGACATACGAGCTTCGCTCGAAGTCGCAAAGAGTTACGTGACCGCAGATATTAATCAGGTCAGACAGACGTTTAAAGATGATATGGCGCGAGGTTCCATTCAAGGTGATCATAACCGTGTGATATCCGCTCGTATCAGTCAGAGGCTTAAAGAACATGGCATTGTCGGACACCGCACCATTGATGGAAAATTGTTACCAATCGACTTCTACGCTAGTACAGTGGTTCGAACGAAACTAAGGGATGCTAACACGAAAGGAGCTGTCAATCGCTACACTGAAAACGGAGTGACAACCGTCAAGATAAGCGGTCAGGGGCAAACGTGTCAGGTATGCGCTCGGTATCAAAACTTAGTCGTGAGCTTAACAGGTGAGCATGAAGGGTTTGCGTCAATCAATGACAACAATATCAAGCTACCGCCGTTTCATCCGAACTGCCGTTGTACTTGCAGGCCTTACGTGATGGAATACAAGACACCTCAAGAAATACGAGAAGAACAAGAGCGGTGGAAGGCGTTTGATCCTGTAAAGGATGTTCGCTCTCCTGCTCAAAAGAGAGCGTATGAGCGAGAACAGAAACAACGCGTACAGCGCAATGCAGAAAAAAAACAATACGCTGAAATGGTCATGTTGCTAGGTGATGATGCCCCTAAGACATTAGGCGCCTTTAGACGTATGAAGAAAGTCAACTCGCTTAATTTTCGAGATAAGAAAGCAGAAATGCGAGCAATCAAACGAAACGCAAAAGCCTCTAGTGGATAGTGGCTTATTTGTCGTGTCAAACCGTGCTGCGACACAACGCAACATTAACCATGTACGAGTAAATAATGGGATCGCGCACCAGAAGCGCAGATGAAAGGAGAACGATTATGTTTGCTAAACCATTGTTTGAGAAAAAAGCGCCACGTTTAGATATGAACCTTCAAATGTTTGCTGAGGATAATAACGATGATGATTCAGACGACGATCAAGGAGACGATACTCCTGACCTCGTTGAATTACTGAAGAATCCAGAGTTTAAAAAACAATACGAGGCAGATATGAAGGGGAAACTCGGGAAGCGTTTGAAAAAATACAAGGACGTTGACCTTGAAGAATATGAGCGCCTTAAACAAGAAGCTGCAGGCAAGAAAAGTACGGACGACGAAGAAGATGATAATAAATCAGATTCCAAGTTGGACGAGTACGGAAAGCGTCTCGCCCGCGCTGAGCGTAAAGAGAAGAGGGCAGCGGTCAAAGAATACGCTATGGAAAATAAGTTCAACGCTAAACTCGCAGCTAAGCTTATCAGTATTGATGAGATCGAATTAGATGATGATGGCGAACCAACGAACTTAGAGGAGCTATTCGAAGACCTAGCAGAAGAGTTTCCAGAGTACTTCACTGAAAAAGAGGAGGAAGAGGAATCTTCTAAATCTGGTTATGGACCAGGAGTGAAACAAAAGAATAATAGTAGAACGAAAAAGCCAGATGGTTACGAGGTTGGTAAAAGTTCTTACGCTCGTATCCAAGCAAGACGAAACAAAAATCGGAAAGGGGAATAACACATGTCTTATACGTTAAAACACGGCCGTACTGAATTTAAAGGCGGTATCAATATCCTCGCTTCGCGAGATTTGCAGTGGACTGAACACGGTATTACGCTCGATGCAGAGCATACAGGAGCGAAATACTTACCTGTTGGCACGCCAGTTTGTCGGAACCTTGATACTGGTAAATATGAGGTTTATGCAGATGGTGAAGGCGGAGAGGCGCCAGAGGGTTATGATGATTTTGCGTTATTAAATGTTGATGTAAACGTTGATGGTAAACATGACGTCATCATTGGTGAGGTACTTATCAAAGCATCAGTTTATGAAGCAAAGCTTCCTGATACGGTAACAGAGAAATTCAAAGAACTTACAAGACCGCTTATTCGCTATATAAATCACATCTAAACGCCAAACAAGGCGTATTTTTTATGTTTAAAAACGAGGAGGAAACAAAATGCCAGGTATTACACACTTAGAAGAATTCCAACAGCCAGCGCTTCGTGCGTTGGTCGATGAGTCGGAGCAAGATGCTCCTATTTCATTTGCTGATCGCTTTTTGCCAACAGAGAACGTGTTCTCGCGTAACTTTGCTGGTGACATCATCAAGACAAATAATTTCCTAGCCGGTTACATCGGGAAAGGTTCAGAACCACCGACCGTTGATCGTAATGAAATTGCTTCTTACATGGGTGAGATTGCCCAGTTTGGTCTACAAGACATCGTAACGTATAGCGAGATCGAGGCGCTTCATGAGGCGCAAAATAATGCTCGCTATCAAGATGCAATTGACCGCATTACGGTTCGTGCTGTAGATATTGTTGATGCAACGCGCCGCCTTATCCAATTGGCGAAAGCTGAGGCGCTTTGTAAAGGGGAGCTATCCACTAACCGTAACAAGATCAAATTTGACTTTGACTTTGGTATTCCTGCTGAAAACAAAGTAGCTCTTACAGGTGGGAATGACTTTAGTTCACCTGACTTTGATATCTTAGGCTTCTTAGAAGAGCAAGTTCAAGCATATTCCGATTTGAATCGTCGTCTTCCTGAAACCATGTTGATGTCGCGTCAGGTTCTGCAAATGATGCTAAAGAACGAGCAAATTATTGCAGAGGCTGGTCGATCAGAGGGTTCTAATCGTGCGTCTCAAGCAAATTTAAATAACGTGCTACAGGAATTTGGTTTGCCTTCAATCGAGGTAGTGCTAGACCGCGCTATAACGTATAAGGATAACGAAACTTCGGACACTCTTTCGAATGAATTCCTACCGGTTAACCGGATTGTTATGGCATCAAGCGGAGCAGGTAAATACCTTCTTGGCCCGACACTAGAGAACAACTTTCAACCGGGTATTTTGCTAACAGCAGAAGATAAGAAAAAACCTGTAATGTCTGTAGTTGAAACAGTTGGTGCCGGGTTCCCTGTACTCGAAAACCCATTCTTAGTTAAACACTTGGATGTATTTACACCATAAGGAGGTAACACATGTCTAAACATACAGTTGAAGTATTAGATGCCATTGTTGATGGAAAAAAGAAAGGCGAAAAGCTGGATATTGATACAAAGTCAGCGAAGTACCTTGAATCAATCCATTATGTTAAAATCATCGGACCTGTGAAAGAAGAGATTAAGCAGAAGGATGATGAAAAGAAGGAGGATTCTGATGCCGAAGCCGAGCAAGGGGACTCCGAAGGACATGAGGCTCAAGAGAAACAAAAGGAAAAAGGGCAGAAAAAGAAGTAGGTGATTGGAATGGATTATGAGGCTATAAACGCTTATCTCGCTCAAATGCCCTTTACAGCCTTATATGATGAGTTATCCTCTGATGACAAGGTAAAGCATGTGTTCAATGCGCAGGAGGTACTTAAAGCGCACTACCGTGCTTCACTTCTGTCTGAACGCGCTGTAGCCTTACAACTCTTGTACATGCTTGAAGGGGAAGAAGAGGAATACGCTAAGTTGCGAAGACAAGGGGTATCCTCTTTTTCTACTAATCGCGTTACAGCTTCAATAGGTGGTAGCGAGATTGCTCCTGAAGTAAGATCATTGCTTAAGTCTAAAGGTAGAGTGGGGCGGCTACAATGAAACCTCCTATGAGAGACGATGTAGTCGTCATGACAACGCAGTTAGACGAAAATGGCAATCCTATCACGGACAATCGCGGTCGCCCTATAGCACCTAAAGAAACGCCGGCAAAAGCGCGTGTCACAAACAAAGTTAGGGTCGTGCGTAACCGTCAGGGTGTGGAAGAGAAAACGAGTATTGAATTTGACTTACCGCCTGATGTTGAATTCGGTTTCGACTCAACCATTTCGTATACAGACACATTCGGCCAGGAGCGCAAGGCTCAGGTTGTTAACTGGGAAGAGTCAACGAACCTTAGCGGATCGAAGGTCTATTTCAGGACGGTGTACGGTGGCTAGGCGCGATTTTATGAACGTTCAATGGCGAGGGTTGAAAGAGCTTGAAAAAGAGTTTAAGGCAATGCCTAAGAGGTTTGAGCGCGCAGCCATTCAAGAGCTAGGCAAGTACAGTTCGTTGCTGGAAGAGGGAACTAAAGCACTTGTACATCATGATGAAGGGGATTTAGAGGACTCTATCTCTTTTGATCCACCGAAGAAAAAGGGACAAGGGTTTGAATTTGAAGGTGGTTCTTCTTCGAAGTACGCTTTAAGAAGACATTATGAACCTCCTAGAATGGGTGTACACGACAAGTTGCCGGGCGATAAATATTATGTGAGCGGTAAGGGTAGACGAACACATAATAAGCCTGCTTTTCGTGGAGAACGACCGGGTAGGCTATATATGGAGCGAGCTGTTAGAGTGACAGAAAGGGACTTTCAACAGACAGGTGATCGAATTTTAAGACGGACGATCGATAGGGGGCGCAAATGATTCAGCTATGGATGATGGATGAACTAAAACGTGAATTGAGTCACCTAAAATGGACGATCGGGCAATATACTGCTTCTGATCATACGGGGACGGTTTACTATGAAGGCGGTCGTTCTCCTGCAAAGACTGAAACGCGTATGCGCCTCCCTAACTTCATGGTATGGATTCGTTCATCTGATTGGGAGTATGCGGAATATGCAGCGCAAAAGACCTTTGACCTTTTCCATATGCGAGGGCAAGATGGTCGTTTTGAAATACAAATTGAACAAGAGGTGAAAGACGAGGTGTGGCGCGAACGCTACCTCGTTTTTTTGATGTCCGCTATCCAAGATCCCATTGACATGGGTGTGGTGGATAACATAAATACGTGGTCAATTAATTTTGACGTAGAGCTAATTAAACTAGAGGAGGCAATATAATGGATCCGAGTAAAGCGGTATTTGGTATGGCTGACATTACAGTTGGTGAAGGTTCAGACGCTTTAAATTTTGATGGTAAAACACTTATCCAAGCAGAGGGTGGGGAGTTAACGCTTACGCCTGAATTAGAGGATATTGTGGCTGCGGATTTCGGTAATACACCCGTCGATCAACGAATTGTTGGTTATACAGGTGAATTAACGATTGTAGCGTTTGAAGAGAGCTTGAAGATTCTAGAAGCGGCTATGAGTTACACAGATTCGGTAGAAAATGAATCAGGTGAAAAGGTGGGTATCACTGATGCAAAGATCGGTTCATCTATGCGAGAAAAAGCGAAGCCGATTCGTATACACCCACGCGGTCGTGAAGATGAAGAAGTTGATATCACCATTTACAAGATGGCATCAACGGGTGATTGGAGTCGGGCGTTTGGTAATGAGCAAGGGAATATCACATTGACATTCTCGATGTACCCGCGCGATGGAATGGATGCAAACAAGAAAGGGAATTTCTTTTACGTTGGTCCAGTTGATCCAAACGCTACTCCCTAATGTCCCCCAGCCGGAACCGGATGAGCCGGACGGGGACTTAGACGAGCCAATTGAAGAAGAGGAATAATAAAATAGGGGCTTCTGCCCCTCAACTATTAGGAGGCATATAATGGCGACAAAAGTTACAGTAATATACAAAGATGACAATGGTGTAGTACAAAAAGAACAACATTCAGTAGAGGATTTAAACTTGTTTCAGTTTCAAGAATTAATGAAAGTGGTTAAGGATATCTTCACTAAAGTAGAACAAGACAGTCAATTAAAAGAGTTATTCGGGGAACTGTTTAACGCTGAGGAAGAGGGCGAAGAAGCAGATATGGCTTTCATTGCGAAGTTAACAGGTTCATTTGATACGTTGGCCGTTTATCTACCTGAACAAGCATTTAAACTATTATCCATCCTATCAGGCGTGGAATATAAAATCTTAGTACAACAAAAAGCAATTGATGCATTGGATATTTACGATGCCGTTATAGAAGAAAATGATATCGAGAAGCTGTGGAAGCGCGCAAAAAAGTCTTTAGCTGGAACCAAGGCCAAACTTACGTTTATCCAGTTGGGCAAGAAGGTAGCGGGAGAGAAGTCGAAGGCGCCAGCATAAGCGAAGCCTTCATCATCAAACTTGCGCATAAGCTTGGTGGTCGATCTGAAATTGTTAACGGCAAGGCTGTTGAGTTATTGAAGTTTATGGACATGGCGCTCGAAGAGGACGAGGCAAAGGTGGAAGAGAAGAAGTTGGCTCTATACATGGACCATGTGTCTCGAATTAACGCTAGACAACCGCAGGATCGCAAAGAAGCGAATGCGCAACGCGACTTTGTGAAAAGCCTTGAGCCAAAGAAAAAGCAAGATACTGCGAAGGTTTACGAGTGGGACGAGGAGCGCTTGAAACGAATGGCTCTAGATTAAGGGTGTCTTATTTTGTCGAATGAATCCTTTTATATAATGAATCACGTATACTACTACTAATAGACTAGGTAGAGGTGATCGTGATGTTTAAGAAAAGCGAAGAAAAGATTGCGAAAAAAGAAGCTACTAGGATAGCAAAGGAAGAGAAAAAAGCAGAAAAGAAGCTTTTAAAGCAGCAAAAGGACGAAGAGAAAACAAGGAAGATTGAAGAAAAAATCAAGAAAATTGATGAGAAGCTAATGGAAAAAGGCGGTTACACAAAAGAAGCTATCGAAGATATGTGGACGCCCGATCCTGGTAAAAGCATTCGGGAACAGTTAAAAGACCAGTCCGAATACGAAGAGAAAAAAGTTAAGTTAGATTATCTTGGCGGGCACCCTGAAATACCACCAGGGAAAATTACTTTGTCACCTAGTAAAAAAGAAAATAATATAGTATTTGGAAATACCAGAGTTGAAATAACCTCTCTTAGTTGGGATGAGAAGGGGAAGCGTTCAGCGGGAAAGGCAGCAGCCGGCGCAATCGTTGGTGGTGTTTTAACAGCTGGTGCAGGAGCAATTGTCGGTGCGGCAATAGGTGGAAGGAAAAAAGATGACTCTTTAGCTGTAATGACTGTAAAAGATGGTGTCGTTGAATACACTTTGTATTTCAGATGTGACAAAAAAGAGTACCCTAAAGTTGTTGCGTTAGTTAAATAGAGAAGCTTCCCAATTGGGAGGCTTTTTATTATGCCTTCTTCAAGGAGAAAGGGGGAAGTTGATGGCTACAACAGTAAGAGAAATGCGTATGATGTTTACCGCTCAAGCTAAAGGGATTAGAGCGGCTATGAAAAAGGTTGACTCAGACATAAAAGCATTTGCAAAAAGTACCGTCGGTGCAGATAAATCGATGGCAGGAACAAATAAGTCCATTAGGACATTTGAAAGACAGATAAAACGCGCAGATGGTACAACAGTTAAAATGACTGGTCGTATAAACCGTCTAGCAAGAGGGATGAAAAATGCCGAAGGGCAGACTCTTAAATTAGGGAATCGGATGACAGACGTCTCTGATTCTACTGGAAGAGTAGCGAGTGGAGTTAGTAACTTAACTCGAATCACATCGAGAAATATTCCTAGAGTAGTGCGGGCAACGGACACTCTCAAGAAATCCATTGACGGTACCGCAAAATCAATACCGGCTGTTAAAAAGGGTTTAGATGAAACAACAAGAACATCAGGTGTTGCATCACGGGAATTTCAGCGCTTTTCCACTAATACAACCAGAGGTATTCAAAGTATAAGCGGAGCCGCTCTATCACTTAATAACCGTTTAGCGGATGTAGGTGTAGGCACAGGCGAGATGTCAAGGCAATTCGGAAACGCTCAAAGGCGAATGACGCAAAGTATGCAAAGCTTTTCTTCTAATGCACAGTCAGGCTTACGATCAGTCAGTGGTGCGTCTCTTGCTTTAGAAAACCGATTAACCAATGTAGGTATCGGAACAGGATTACTTTCAAGACAGTTTAGCGGGATGCAACAGCAAGTTACGCAAGGGATGGGACAAGCTGTTAAGAGTACGGATCAGGCTACAAGTGCAGTCGGTAGGTTTAGGAGAGGGCTATCTAATGTATTGGGTGGCGCAAGAAAACAACTTACTGACTTTAACAATGGATTGGTTAGTGTTTCAACTAATGCAGCTAGAACAGGTTCTACAGTCGCAAACGTTGTTCGAAATTCTATAATAACCCCTTTTAGAGAAGCTACTAACGTTGTAAAGGGATATGCAGCGGTATTAGGATTGTTAAGTGCTGGCTCTATGGCTGGAACTGGAATGAAACGTCTTTCAGCAATTGAGAATGCAAACGTATCTTTAGAAGTAATGATGGGCAACGCAGAGGATGCAAGTGCATTTTTAGATGATGTACTAGATTTCGCTAGAACCACACCTTTTGCATTTCCTGATTTAGCAGAAACGGCTAGAAACTTAGTTGCTTTTGGTATGGACGAGAATAAAGTTATCCCTACAATGCAAGCAATCGGTGATGCGGCTGCAGGTTCAGGTAAAGGAGCAGAAGGTCTTAATCAGATTGCAAGCGCATTTGGTGATATGCAAGTTTCCGGTACGCTCAGTATGGATCAAATAAACAGGTTAGCGTCTGCTGGGGTTCCTGCTCTTAAGATATTGGCAAATCAAACGAATAAAAGCGTAGATGAAATGAAAAAAGAAATTTCATCTGGCTCCATGTCTTCAGTAGAAGCGATAGATGATCTAGTTGAGGGCATGCAGAATGGTACCGATGGCGTTGCTGGAGCTACCGCAAGCATGGGTGGCTTAATGGAACGAATGAAAGACACATGGGTTGGTTCTGTTGATTCAATGAAATCGTCCATATCTTCCAATATGGCAAATTTAATGGAACCGATTAAACCGGGTTTGCAATCATTTATGAGTTGGTTTGGAAATTCATTTGGTAATATGACTAATTTAATTATGGATTCATTTCGCATGATGAAACCCGCAGCAAAACCACTCAACGACACTTTTCAAGACATAGGTACATTTTTGTCTGGTGATTTTTTGAAGGTGTTAAAAGATGTTGGACAGGCTTTAAAACCAATAGCTAGCATAGTCGGCATGACATTAGTGGCGGCTTTTTCGGCTTTGGCAATTGCGCTGAAAGAAGTTATAGGACCGTTAACTAGTGCCATGGCAGATACGAAATTATTTGCACCACTACTAGCTGGTTTAATAACATATTTAGTCGCAAGTAGAGTGGCTTTCGTAGCTCTAACTGTTGCAAAAAAAGCCAATAGTGCCGCAATCGCCATTAATACAGCGCTTCTAAAAGCGAATCGCGCTTATTGGTTAGCATTTTCTAAAAGTGGAAAAGGAGTTCGTGGTGTTTTAGTTGGGATGACAGCCGGAATGCGAGCGCTGAACTTAACAATGCTTAAAAACCCATATGTGATTATTGCTGTTTTATTGGCATCTTTAGCAGCTATTTTCTATACTGCATACCAACGTTCTGAAACATTCCGAGCTGCAGTTGATCGCGTTTTTGAAAGTATTAAGGTCGCGGCGTCTGCCGTTGGAGATTGGCTCGGGACAGCAGGCACAGCAATACTTACGTTCTTTTCAGATTTTGGTAAAGCCTCGGCTGAATGGTTTAAAGACAGCTTCCTTGTAGGGTTGAGTAACGGTTTTGAGAGCGTTAAAGGGTTTTTCAGAGGCGTAGGTCAAGGATTTGCGAATGTTTTCGGTGAAGGCATGAGAGACCGTGTTTCATCGATATTTAGTGGATTCACAGATTCATTAAAAGCGGGTTTTAGTAGCGTGGGTGGAGCACTATCAATGGTCGCTCCAGCTATTGCGGGATTTGGAACAAGGCTGTTAGGTCTGACTGGACCTGTTGGAATCATAATTGGGATTATTGTTAGTTTAATCTCTACTTTCTATCGTTTGTATCAAACGAATGAGGGTTTCAGAGAGGGCATACAGTCAGCTTGGAACGGAATAAGAGACACAATTTCATCGGTTATGACAGCATTGAAGCCGATTTTCGATGCTTTTAGAAATGCTTTCAATGATGTTTTATCTGAGTTAATGCCTGAGTTGAATAAAACAAAAGATACGATCCAAGACAGTTTCGGATCATTAAAACCAGTTTTTGAGGAGTTAGGAAACTCATTCAAAAGTATAGGCGATGTCTTTAGCGAAGTAGTTGAGATTGTTTCTACGACAGTAAGTACCTTAATTCCATTAGTCATTCCAATTATAAAACAACTCTTCTCTACATGGTTAGAGATCCAACAGACTGTTATCAAAGCAATCATGACAATTGTATCGCTTGTATTGCCGTTGTTTCTTGATGCCGTAAAAAAGATTTTTACACAGATCTTTAGTTTTGTTCTAAAAGTTATTCCGATTATCTCTAGTATTATTGAGACAGTCGGACAAGTGATAAAGATAATCGCGACAATTATAATTCCGACTTTACTAAGCGTAGTTCAGAAGCTTTTCCCTGTGATATTAGCAGTTGTTGAGAAAGTAATTACAACAGTAGTAACTGTTTTGACAGTGTTAATTAAAGTGGTTCTCTCAATCATTCAATCTGTTTTACCTGCACTCTTATCAATAGTACAGAAGGTATTTCCAATTATAAGAGTCGCTATTTTGGTTGCAGCAAAGATGATTGAAAAAGCCTTAAATGTAGTTGTATGGGTCATTAATAAAGTGTTGGTACCGGCAATCGAATACATCCTTAAGGTTGTTCAAATTATTTTTCCTATTATCGTTGGTGTGATCGAAGGTGCTCTTAAAATAATCATTGGTATCATTGATTTCTTTGTTGCTCTTTTTACAGGTAATTGGAAAGGGCTATGGGATTCAATCAAGACTATATTGAGTGGCGCGTGGACAATAATTAGATCCATTCTTAAAGGTGCTCTCGATATGGTGTTATTGAACGTGAAAACGTCGTTCAATGCCATAAAAGCCATAACATCTACTGTTTTTAATGCGGTATGGCGTTTTATTAAAGCGGTGTGGAATACAATTGCTTCGTTTGTTGTTAATACCGTTAAATCGGTTTTTAACACTTTTAAACAAGGCTGGACGAACATTTTCAACACCACAAAGTCAATTTTTAACGCAGTTCGAAACTTTATTACGTCATTGTTTAATAACGTCTTTAACTTTTTAAGAGGTTTAGTATTGAAGATTTTCAATACAGTCAAACAAGGTTGGATCAATATATTCAATAACACTAAATCCATCTTCAATTCCGTATTTGCGTTTCTTAAAAACATATGGCAACTGGTCTTTAATACGATTAGAAATGCTGTTATTAACATATACAACCGTATTAGAACGACATTTAATAACGCGAAAAATATCATATCTTCAATATTCAATACCGTATTTTCATTCATTAAAGGCATCTGGAAGCGGATTTACGACGGTATTAGTAGTCGTGTCACAGACATACGGAATGGGATTCGCGATGGTTTTAATACTGCGAAAGATCGAGTGTCAGGTATTTTGAATGACATGTGGACGAACATCAAGAATAAGTTCACTGATATGGTCAATTTAGCAAAAGGGCTTCCTAAGCGAATTGGTGACGGTATAGGATCGATGGCCAGCAAAGTTATGGATGGTATAAAGAAAGTTAGTAACAACATGTTGGATGGTTTATCAATAGGTGTTAACGGCGTTATTCGTGGCGTGAACTGGGTGCTTGATAAGATCGGAGTAAGCACTAGATTGCCAGAATGGAAGCCGAACTATGCGAGTGCGTCAGGTGGAGGCAATAGAGGACGTCAGCTAAACAACAGCGAAATTCCGCAATATGCTAAAGGTACAGGTGGGCACCCTGGCGGTCTTGCGATGGTCGGTGATGGCGGTATGGAGGAATTGATTCAGTTTCCAAATGGACGGCTGGCGATGTCTCCTGACTCAGATACCTTAGTCAACATGCCAAGAGGTACCGCTGTCATGAGTGGTCCCGATACGAAAAGCTTCTTAGGTTCCCTGCCTCATTACAACAATGGCGTTGGTAAATTTGTATCCGGTGCGATTGATTGGACAAAGGACATGGGTGGACGTGCTGTAGGCGCTGTGAAAAACGGTGTTGGTGCCCTAAAAGACAAAGCAATGGACGTATGGGACTGGATGGCAGGAGGTGCTAAGAACCTCATGAATAAAGTATTAGATACTATGGGCGTTGTCGCTCCTAGCTTCCCTGGTGGCATGGGTGAGATGTCAAAAGGGGCTTTTGGTTATGCCAAGAATAAGGTCATTGATTATGTGAAAGGCTTACTGCCTGACTTTAGCGCAGGTGGCGGAGGCAATGGTCCGGGTTGGCCGTCTCCATTTAGAAAGTCATCTTCCTTTAACCCGGCTAGGCGTCATCCTATCACGGGTAGAATACAACCGCACAATGGTGATGACTGGGCGGCGCCAAGTGGTACGCCAATGCCTTCACAATCCGCTGGTCGAGTCACAAAAAGCGGATGGGGTACAGGATACGGAAACGTCATCTATGTACAGTCAGGTGGCGGCTTAGAATATCGATATGCCCACAACAGCCGTAACCTCGTATCTGTTGGTGATATCGTCAGACCGGGGCAAACGATTGGTCTTGTAGGTTCAACTGGTGACAGCACAGGGCCACACGTACACTACGAAGTGCGACGAAATGGCAGACCGCTCAACCCTTCTGGCTTTGCGGATGGCGGTATTGTAGACATGGCTCAGTTAGCTTGGATTGCAGAAGGTGGATGGGCAGAGTCGGTTATCTCTCACGATCCAGCGAAACGCGTAAGACAAAAAGCAATCTGGAAAGAGACGGGTGATAACCTTGGCTTCACAGACAATGACAGCAAAGTGGTTAGCTTGCTGCAACAGCTTAATCAGTTAGTTGGACAAGGCTTTGAAGGGATGCCTGATGAGCTTGTCTTAAACGTGGATAGCAGATCATTAGCGAGGTCTATCGTTAAGCCAATCAACCAACTGCAAGCAGATATGGCTATGAATAAAAGCATTATGAAGGGAGGGGGAAGGCGATGATTGTTACAGTAGAAAGGCTAGATGGCACAAAATATGTGCTGGATGAGGAACTAGGGTTGATATGCTCTGATTTCATCATAGACTCTCCCTCCCCGGTAACAGAAACCTCTACAAGACCGGGTGTAGATGGTTATGCCGATCTAGGCACAACATACGAAGGGCGTACGCTGTACGCTCGCTTTTACTTAACCGGCGTTAATAACTATCATTATGCAATGCTACGCTCGCAGGTGTTTCGAATTTTCGATAGCCGAGAGGAATTTATTGTTTATACAAGCGAAGAATCACGAAAGAGGTGGCGTGTGAAATGCGCTGCTTCTTTTTCTGTTAATCGGATTGCGGGACCTGTTGGGGAATTTGAGGTACCGTTCATATCGAAAAGCCCCTATGCTGAGTCTCTAGGTACGCTTAGAAACGACTTTACCTTTCGTGAGGATGTATGGGCATTCGGGCAGAATATACCGCTTGGTGTGCCTCTCTCGTACGAATTTACGCAACGACGATTTAGCGTATGGAACCTGGGTGACACAGATGTGGATGGACGTCATGATTACCTACGCATTTATTACAAAGGCGCAAGCAACAACCTCACGATTACGAATCGGACAACTGGCGAAGTATGGCGGTACAACGGAACAAGCAATAAAAATGACACCATTGTCTTAGATGGTGTTTTTTCGCGTAAAAACGGATCTTCGATTTTTGGACAAACAAACCGTAATGTCATGACGTTAGCGGTAGGAGAAAACATATTTGAAATAACGGGAACAAGCGGAGCTTTTACGATTGAATTCGACCTCCGCTTTTTGTATTTCTAGGAGGGATTACATGTCAGGTATTAACGATCAGGTAGGCCCACGGCTTTATCAAACACTTGAAGATATAACAGGATTGCATAAGGAGTCAAAAGAAGCGCGTGAGCGATCACAAAAGGCGGTAAACACCGCCAATGATTCCAAGTGGCAATCTGAAATGACGAAAGAACAGCTAAAAAAAGCAACTGAAACTGGAACGCCGATTGAAGAGGTCGGAGCAGCTAAAGTAAATACCGTTACCGGTGAAACGTATGATTGGTATCCTGATCGATTAGATGGTGACTATAGAGCAGTTACCGGACAGTTGGCACAAGCAGGTGAGGAAATTAATAGGGCTAAGACGGATAGAAGAGGTGCAAATTATAGCACTCTTGGGGAAAGGTTAAACGATCAACAGACAGTTTTACCTCTTCATGGTCGTGGCATGTTCCATTTAATCGCACATAGAGGGTGCACCATTGGAACACCTGAGAACACTATCTTCTCGCTTAGTAGGTTGCGGAATTTCGTTAAAGGTGTAGAGATTGATGTTCAATTAACTTCTGACGGGGTGCCAGTGTTGATGCACGATTTTTCTGTTAACCGAACCACAACTGGTAGTGGAATGGTTGCTGATATGACTTATAACCAAATTAAGTTATTAGATGCAGGCATTAAGACGAATCCTAATGCAGCTAAAGTTCATGTTCCTAGTCTAGAAGCATATTTAAAAGCCTGCCGAACCTTCAACATTCGTATGGTCTTAATAGATCCAAAAGGTACAATGAACGAACGATACAACAAAGCCGTTCAACAAGCTATTTTTAAAGCGAACATGCAAGATCGTGTCGTTGTTCTATGCAGGTCAATATCCGATATGGATCAATTTAGACAGGTTGAAAAACAAATGAATGTAGGTTTTCTTGGAACAGATTCAACGAATATTGAAGAAAGACTTAATTGTTTAAAAAGGAATAAAGGCGTGTTGTCTTTTATTTCTCCGGGACAATTAAATAATAATATTGAAACGGTGAAGATCTTACAAGCAAATGATATCTTGGCTGGTGGTTCAATCGAAAACGCACCTCAAACGGTTGAGAATCATATCATTTCGAACGGACTAAGCATGGTTCTATCTGATGCTGTGAATTCTTTGTCCCATTTAGTGGAGGTGCGTTCTTATGGGTAATTTGATTAAAAGCGGATCTTTTGATTCGATGCGATCGGATGGCGCTCAAATCGGTTCTTTAGTCTATCTAGACGCTGATAAAACGAAAATCAGAATTTCAAAAGGTCAAGTAGTTGGACAAAAATGTATGACGTATTACTTCCCTTCCATCACCCATGGCTCAGTTTACCGAGTACATGTACTCGCAAGAAAATACAGCGGTGCACCGAGAGTATGGTTCGAATTCTTTGATATTAACACTAACCGAATATTAAATACGAATCCAAACTGGGATTATGTAGAGATAGACGATAGTGAAGATCTACGTTTATATACATTAAGGGTCACGCCTGACCATCCAGCGATTAAAGTGTTGGCACTTAAATTTGGATTCTTTAATAGTCCTACATTAGGTGGCGAAGCAGAGTTTCACGAACCTTTTGTTACTGTTGAATCGTCTAATTATGACGGAAAGATGCTTGAATCCCAAGTTATCGCAATGGGTATCGTTGGTTATGACGCAGGGAGAGATGAGTGGGGCGCAGTCAGACTAAGTGCGAATAGTTATAGGAGTGTCACACATGGCATTGAGAGTATGTCATGGGACAAGGAGACAAAGCTATTCACAATAAGGTATAAACATGCCAATGTGTTTAGGGACGAAGACAGCCCTACGCCAATTGGTACTGCTTATACAAGAGGAAAAATTTATTACGGATCTGTTCCAAGTCGTTTACTAATTCCTATTTTGCACTCCACAGGGACGCATGAGTGTGTTTATTGGTTTGCAGATAAGGACGGTATAGCAGCAGATCCACAAGAATTAGGAGAAAATGCGTTTATTTCATTAGAAGTCAAACAATAGGAGGAGCTATCATGCCATTTTTAATGGATGTAACAATTACAGAGTTTGGTAAAGAACTTGAGTTTAGCAATGCGTTTCATGAGGTTTCCCGGATAACCGCAACCCATTCTTCAACCAATTGCACGCTAGAAATATACGAGGATTCGTCAAAACGGAATTTCTTAGGGAATCGCTTTTTTACGTTCCCGACTGACATGCGTTTTAATGCGCCACAATCGTTTCAACAGTCTTATAATTACATTTTGGGATTAGATGAATTTGCTGAAGCTATATTGGTTTCAGAAATTATATAGCGATATTGAGTATTTAGACCTACGACATGTATTTTTATTAGAAGTCGCTTTCTGATATCTTTAAAAAAGGAGGCGAAAACATGGACAAATTATCAATTTTAGACAATGCGACAGATTCATTTCAACATGGTATACATCATTTATATGAGTATGTTAATAGTGGTAATGAGATTACAGACATTAAACAAGCAATAGTAAATCTTATTAACAGCATAGACTTATTCGTTTTAGAACGACTTAGAATGAAAGACGAAGATGCTATTTATGCTAAGCAAAAAAATAAAAGCAATGATTCAAGTTACCGAGCAACAATTCACGTTGGAACTGCATTTAAAATGTTAGAAGAAGATTTGAGTTCTAAATTGACTGAAGAAGAAGAATCCGCATATAAAATTTTGAAAATCTTGAGGGATTCAGCAATACACACAGAGTTTGCCTATGGTGAAGATAGTGACGAGAATGTGATTTTCTTATTGCATTTTATAGCTAGGTTTATTGATGAAGAGTTGGATATTACAATAGAGGATCTACTAATCTCTGCAGATTATGAATTTTACTTAGAGCTTATCGAAGGTCACAATTATCATGATGTGGTTACAAATAGAATTGAACAAGCTAGAAAGCAAGATATTTTGAGAGAGATTTACTCTATGGAATATGAAAGAATAAAAGATGGAGGTCCGGACGCGGTTTTAGAATTCCCTTGTGATGATTGTGGAGAATTTACGGTGGCGGCCAACGAACTCTTAGGTGGTGAGCAAGGTGAATGTCTATTATGTCATTACAATCATTCTGTAGCTAAATGTGATAAATGCGAGTACATTATGAATTTTGACAACGAAGGACGAGAAATGTTTGAAGATGTGTACTTTTGCGATTCTTGTTTTGATCATTTTAATAGACAATAGGACGCTACTGTCTGGTAGATGTCGTTTTATATTGTTGAAGGATTCCCCCTTCTTTTGTCGTATAATGGAAGATGAAAGAGGGGGATAATGTTGGCAAATGACGTTTTATTTGAACTAGAGAAAATTTCTTTTTTTCAAGAAATAAAGAAAAAAGCAAAAGAGCGAAACTTTATTGTCGAAGTGTCAGATTGTAGTCATAAAATTGATATTGCACTGGCTTCTCACTATGTTGATTACGCGCAAAAAATTATATCTATTGAAGTCCCTTTTAACAATGTTGAATTAAATGCTTTATTTGTTCACGAACTTATACATGCAGAACTTTTTTTAAAAGGATTTCCGCGCATTCTTAGATATCCAGATATAGAGATTCCGGAAAGTCTAGACTACTGCGCTACGATGATTGAGAATATGGCTCATCACTATTATCTTTACCCAAGATTACAAGAGTTAGGTTTTAGACATTCTTACGCAAACGAATCATGGATTACAGATAAGGTTTTCGGTTCTCAAGGCGAATATATAATTGATCGTGCGCTCAATATATTAGAGTGCGACTACAGAGAGCTAGGACTCCCTCCAGATGTAGAAAAATTCTTAAAGAACAGAGCAGATTATTCACTTTATAGAAGGTTTAAGAGGTTATACAAAGGCTCAGATACACCAAGGTTGATGAGGACAAACATATTATCAATTATCAGGGAAATTAGTAATTTTAATAAAAGGGACAACAGGAATAATGAAATTAATAACAAATCTTTCAGAGATACGTTTGATAATTATTTCTATATACCTGTTAAACTGAATGATCAAGAAAAGAAATTACAAGCAAATAAATTGTTTAAGATCACACGTGAAGTTGATCAAAAACATCATAGATTAAGACTTCTGACAAACAACGAAGTAGTAAAATTATTAAATGGGGATATCTATTCTAAAGATCAAGCTCGAAACTTTCTAGACAACAGCTCCGCTGGTGAAATATATAGTGTATGATTTAAAGATTTTTCTAAACTTTAGCATTCCTATTAAGGAATGCTCTATCTTTGAAAGGAGGTCCCATGAAAAAAACTGATCCAATTATTATCCAAACTATGTCCGGTGTGTTTGAACCACTCACAGGCACCTTTGCAGAGGTAGCAAGAGAGACCGACGATGGCGAGAAATTTTTCTCATTCAGCATCCAAAAGGACGAGAGAAACGCTCACCTGTTTGATCTCCTCTTACCAAAAGAAGCAATCATATTCGAGAACGAGCGCTATGTCATTGATCCCTATGATCATGATCCGCTTGGAACCACCGTTGTAAAGTCCATAGAGGCGCGTCATGAGATATTTGATATCTTAAAGGCTGAGTATCAAACAACCGAAACAACCGGTGCCTTACGCATCAGGAGTGCGCTTGATCTTGCTTTAGCAAACACAGGTGTCGCATATACCTTTGTTGGTGCAGATCTGCCTAGTGAAGACTTTGAAAACTTCGGCCGTGCTTCGGCGCTAGAAATGATGCAACAGATTATGGATCGTTTCGGTGTGCATTACCGTATAAACGGTAGACATCTAACCATAGCTGTTGAAATTGCGCGCTATACCGATGGTCAATTCCGCCATGGTCACAACCTTAAATCGATTCGTGAGCATCAAGACGGATCTGACATCATTACTTACATCGAGGGTTGGGGGCGGATGAACGAGGAGACTGACCAACCGATCGTTAAGACGATATACGAGTCTGAACACAGTGGGCGCTATACCGATCATGAAACTGGGAAGAAACGCTTGTATAAAGCATTCTTTCAGGATGACCGCTTTACCACTCAAGCTGGTATCGATGCAGAGGCGGCACGTAAAGCAAGTGGACTGCCGCACTATCACTTAGAAGTGGAATACGAGGAGTTAGTGGAGAATGGTCTTAAGCTACATGACTTTCAATTAGGGGACTATATTTGGGCCATACATGAAAAGATGCAGCTCGATATTCAAGCGAAGATCATTTCCGTCGAGCGTTACCCATATGAAAACAGAAGTCCCGTTGTCGAACTGGGCTCTTTTCGTCGTGACATCACAGACAAAATCAATGGTCTTGAACAGAATAACAAACGCATCGATGTGTTGAATGCATCTGTTGCGGTCGCTAGACAAGAGTCAATCAACGCTAATGAAGTAGCAAAGGCTGCTCAACAAGCAGTTAGCGGAAACAGTCAAAGCTTAACCACTCATATGAATGATAACTTTAGGCATTTTTCAGAAGCAGACAGACAGAAATTAGAGTTTGGAAGCGAAGAGAGTGCTGCATGGGCATTGAATCAAGCTAGGGATTATACAGATGCTGAAATTTTAAGGCAAAAAGGCTTTACTGATGATCAAATCGAGGAAGTGTACAACATTATCAACCCTTTGCTTGAAAGAGTTCAGAGCATAGAGGAGCGGTTAGATAAATTAGAAGTACCGCCAGAAGATTAATAGGGACCGCGCACACGGTCCCCGACCACCTACCGAGGTATAGGTGGTGAATAAACGAAGAGCTTAATCTTATGCACGAAATGACTCTAGCATACTTAATATATAATTTAATTTTTTCCTAATTAAAGTTTTAACAAAATCATAAATGATAATGAGTAAATACAATATTGAGATTGAGATTGCGGAATTTATTAAACCATTAAATACATTATTAACGCCTTCTTCCGTTAAATTTGAGATATCAATAAACCCAAACGCTATGGCAAATAGACCAATGAATATAGCTATAAAAGGAAAAATTGCCGGTGAGGAAGGTGAGTAATCCTCTAGTTTTGCTTTAATGTGAGCAATACATGCTTCAAGTGATACTTGATCCTTAATGAAAAAATTTTTAACTTCATTTTGGTCTGATATTAAGTCCCGATGTAATTTCGTAAGTGATTTTAGAGTATAATCACTAATTGATAAAATGGGTTTTTGATCTTCCATTTTTAATTCTATCTTAAATTCTGTAATATTAAAATTCACTTCAAACCACCCCCTTATCTTATATCGGGTAATTGTCGAGTGTCATCAATAAAAGATTTTGGTTATGCCAAAATAAACTAATCTATTGTTATTAACTAAGGAGGTGAGTCATGAGGAATGACTTGAAAAACCTAGACGCTTTAATTTTGTACTTCGCGCTAACTTTAACAGCTAGGGGCATCTGGTTAGTAATCGTATCAAATGAACGCTTTCTCGCATCAGAAACATATCGGTTAATGAATGGTCTAATCCCTCAGTGGGGTTGGGCTATTTTAAGTTTAGCAGGAGCCTTACTTTTGTTTCTGGCTATGACGATTAAATGGCACCGCTATATTTGGCTAGTAGTTGGTGGATTGTTAGCAGCATTTATCTATTTGCTACTGGCCTTAGCCACGTGGGATGCGTCTAGCGTATCAATACTGACGTTTATACATGTTATAAGCGCGATTTTTTGTTTATCTATTGCATGGATGGGAGGAGACGACTGGTGGAAAATGAGAAAATCAGCGCGGAGATTAGAGAATTTGTCCGAAAAGAGGATTCAAAAATAAACAAACGCCTTGATGATTTCAACACCATGTTTATCCGGCAATCCCATGAGAACCAAATAGCAATGCTTGAGGTATCAAATGCTCTAGGGGGGCTTACAAAAGCCATTGACGGTATGGTGGAACAGACAGGCAAGAGAGAGAAATATGTGGATGGAAAGCTAGAAGAGCAGGATATCGCTTTGAAGGAGCACGAAAAAGCAGTTGCCGACCTACAGGACACTCGCAAAGATCGGCATGAACGTAATCGAAACATGTATAAATTAATATTGTCGTTGCTTGGAAACACAGCCTTTATAGGCTTTTTATTTTGGCTTTTAAGCAAAGGTAGCTGGTCACCGTTTTAACCCTCGTTGTGAGACTCAACGGGGGATTTTTAATGAGGAGATGATTTGAATGGATAAAGGAACAAAGGTACGGACAACTGTCTTGTTTTTAGCGTTAATCAATCAGTTTTTGGTATCAGCAGGCTTAAACCCTGTACCCGGTAGTGAGGAGCTATGGGGTGAAATGATTGCATGGGGTATTACTGCAGCTGTTGCTGTGTGGACATGGTTTAGAAACAACTATGTGACATGGAGAGGCAAAAGACAAAAGCAAGAGTTAGTTAAAGCCGGACTAGCGAAGGGAGATAAATAAGATGACAAAAATTGATGATATCCGTAGTCAAACTCAAAGAACAAATGGAACAAGAAAACTATCGGCTGTAACCCATATCGTAAGACACCACTCAGGAACCACAACAGGGAATATCTTGACGTTCTGGCGTTATTGGAACGGTACGCGAGGATGGGGAACGGGTGGTTATCATGAAATTATTCTCCGTGATGGCACTGTCCAGCTTTGTTATGATCCAAACGAGATTACAAACGGTGTAGGTGGAGCAAATAACTATTGCTACCATATTTGTGTAGTAGGTAATGGATCGTTTACAGAGGCGCAAGAAAAAGCATGGGACGAGCGTGTGGCTTACAATATGGATCGTCTTAACATCAGTGTCGATAATGTGAAAGGTCATAGAGAAATGCCAAATGCTTCTACGACTTGCCCGGGAATTAGCATGGATGCTGTTCGTAATCGGATTAAAGGAGCGGTTGAGAAACCTGCAAGTAAACCTTCTAAGCCGTCGATTGGCAAAAAGTCCATATCCCAAATGGCGGACGAAGTAATCGCTCAAAAGCATGGTAACGGGCACGATAACCGTCGTAAATCATTAGGTATCAGTGCAGCCGAGTATGAGAAGGTTCGCGCGGAAGTTAACCGGAAATCAGGTCTAGGATCATCAAAGCCAGCACCGGCCAAGCCTAAAAAGAGCATTGCTCAAATGGCTACGGAAGTCATCAACAATCAACATGGCAATGGTCATGATAACCGTAGACGTTCGCTAGGTATTTCACAGGCTGAATATGAAAAAGTGCGCGCTGAGGTTAACCGTCGTGCAGGTGGCGGAACAAAGAGTCCTGCTAAATCCATTGACCAGATGGCTAGAGAGGTGATAGCAGGTAAGCATGGAAATGGTCTGAGGCGCGTAGGAAGTCATTAGGCATCTCACAGGCGCAGTATAATCAGGTGAGAGCGAGAGTTAACCAGTTAGCGTAATTATGATATACTCACCTAATAACATGTAGGGTGTGCGTTCGCGTGCGACGCGCATGCAATCCTGTTAAAGGTGAGGCATGTGCAAAAAGACCTTTACTCTTTGGAGTAAGGGTTTAATTTATTTTAGGGGTATCGCAATCGCAGATGAGGGAGAGTAAGTTGGCATAAACAAAAAAGCCCCGACTCGGGGCTTATCTAAATTAAAGAGGCTAATTATGAGCTAACTTTACACTCATTAATTTTCCTCAAGACATGTTTTATTTGTTGTTGCCTATCGAAAATTACAGTTATTTCTCCAAATTCATCCATTTGAATAAGTTGAACCTTCTCATCTTCATCAAAAGTATAATAAGTTGTCACAAAATCATCGTCGTCGTAAAAATTAACAACAATTTCAAAACCACGCATTGTTGTTTTTTTTAGAACATCAAGATAACCCTCATCATTCTTAAGCGAGAATAACTCGTTAGGTGTAACAGGATTCAGGTAAGTTGTTTCCCACAAAATTTTACGCAAAGTTTCAATCATTTATATTCCTCCTTAAGATTTTCTATCAAAAATTTCAAGTGCTTAACTATTCTTCCAAGTTCTTCTTGGGCGTGCATATAATCAGATAGCTTCCATTGGCCTCTTGAACCAAATTTGGCATACAAAACATCATTTAAATAAACTGATATAATGCCTGCGTTGTCAAGTTTCGGTTTATTGATAGTTGCTTTAAAACGCTTATTAACTTTGAGGTCTTTTAAGCAATTATCCTCTTTATTTAGTTGAAATTCAACCAATAGTTCTGCTGGTATATTAAATTGAACATCATCAGAAAATTGTTTTCTTAATGTCTCTCTATATTTTTTCGGATTTTTCAATAGTGGATTAAAAGCAACAGGACTATATTCTTGCTCTGCCATCTCTTTTAAGGAAGCGTCAGATTTATGAGGGAAAATCGCCTTGAGCTGTTCAGCCTTAATCCTTATATCTTCAAGGTAATTTTCATAATCTTTGGCTGCAAGGGTCTGTTCATAAAATTCTTCATCCGTCAATAAAGTTCCTTCTGTTAAAACTTCACCAATTTGATTATCTTTAGGTTGTGTCTTGATTTTTCTAAGTAATCTCTCTTCTTCTCGATCGTTTTCTTTTACTTTATCAATTATAGAAGAGTACTCATGCTCTTTTTGGTATTCACTCCAAAGACTATCAAGACCAAGATCTCTATGAGCGACAACAGATCCAATGTCATCAATAGGTCTAACAGGGTTTTCAACTTTACGAAGTATTCTACCGATAAATTGAGAGTAGGGAGCAAGACTTTTGTATGGTCTAAAAATAGCGGCTACTGAAAGAAAAGGATGATCGTAGCCCTCGCCAAGCATGGCTACATGTATGACTACATCAGCTTGATGAGATTCAACTTTTCTTAACGCTTCTTGTTTGTCCTTTTTGGAGAGTTTACTATGAATTACTACTGTTCGCATACCTGCATCATTATAAAGTTGTTCAACCTTTCCAGAGTGAAAAATACTGCAACAAACAGCTATAATTTTGTGAGGAATCTCACTGTTAAACGTTCGCTTCTTTAATTCTGAAATGCTTGAGTCAACTATTTGTTTATTGCAACCATTAGATAAAGCTACACTTCTTCTAATAAAGTCCTCATCCTTAATTCCTTCCTCTCTTAGTTCTTTAATGGTGTATGTTTTTGATTCGTCACCATCAATTGTAAGATAAACTGTTTCTGGTTTAAGAACAAAATTTTTTAATGTTTTAACAATACCTTCTCTCATAGCGTAACCCAGACGTACATTTACAACCATTTTTCCTTCTATTTCTTTTCTGTCAGATCGGAAAGGAGTTCCAGTGACTTTGAGTACTTTAGCATCGGAAAAGTAGTTTAAAGCATCGGTCCAACTTTTTGCTGGGGAATGATGAGCTTCATCAATAATAATCATATCGAAGAAATCACTATCGACTTTGTTAATTAATGAGTTTTTTCCTTGACTTACTTTGTGTATGTTTAATATAACAATGTTGCTGTTTATTAATTCTTCTTCGTTGGTTTCTTTATCGTATTCGGTAACTACAGGGAGGGACCTCGCATCATTGAAAACTCCTCTCTTTAACCAGAAATTATCTGGTGATGAAGGGTCTAATGATTCTAACACATGATCTTTTATTACCAATTGAGGAGTAATTATCAAAACCCTTCCTTTCGATACACCAAAAGGAGCAATTGCCATTAAACCTGTCTTACCTGATCCAGTTGGAAGAACTGCAACGGCGTGTTCTTTTGACTGGTTAATTAGAAAATGTTCGCATAAGTCAGTATATGCTTTTAGTTGAATACTTCTTAGCTGTTCCTCATTGTCCAAAATATTAGCGTTACTAGTGATAAAGTAATTGTTTGTATCCATCATTGTTACCCCCATAAAATTTTCATCAAAACAATTGTATAAGACATATGCCAATAGTTGTATTAATTCGACAAAAACAGACAATAACTTTTTTCTCTTAATAAATTGAATGGGTAATTAGGGCAAATCAAAAACCCCGCTTCTCAGCGAGGTCTCAAAGGGGCTTTACTTACGATAAAGTCATAGGGTTAATTACATGAACCTGCTTGGGGCGGCAGGGAAACTCATATGTAATTAGGGGAATTATATTTAATTGAGCAAGTACATAAACAATTAAACTTAACTTGAAAGATTTATTTTATAAAGAAAAAGAGCCTATCAAGTAGGCCCTTAAATCTTAGAAAAAATAAATATAGTTTTGTGTCAACTTAATCACATAATTTTAGAATAAATTATAATTTATTCCAAAAAAGTAGTTTAATAGATTATGTGAAGGGTAG